TCAAAAAAATATCTTAAAAGTACGCTGACGATTAGTACTTTTGGTAATTCGGATCTCCTTAATTATAGTACGCCAGAAACGTCGCTTTTCTTCATTGTCAAATGTTGCATAGACAGTTTCAAAATCACTGTTCAGCAATTCGGTAATCTTTGTGAAATCAACTGGTGATTCAATGATATCCGGAAGGCTTTCTAATTCCTCTAAATATTTAGCACGATCAACTTTATATTCATCGAGTGAGATAAGTTCGTCTACATATAGTTCTTTTAAACGATCCAGTTTTTTGCGAATAGCGTTCTTTCTTGCACGATTGTCTATTCTATTTTTGTTTTGATTGCTGTATTCTGCAATATAGGATTGAAGTTCTTCCCTAATGTGCGTCAATAAATAATCCTCAATTTTTTGCTCTCGTATTTCTCCACCGTTACAGCATTCCTTGTAAGCTTGAAAGCGCTTGCATTCATAACCAGGATATTGGTAACGATATTCCTTGCCGCTTTTTCGTTTGGTATATACGTTAATTTTACAGCCTGTAAGTTTATAACCACATTCGTCACAAACTAAAAGTCCAGAAAAAATATACGGATACCGTTGACTTGATTTTATGTTTAAGTTGGAATCCAAAATTTTCTGAATTTCATTCCATTCTTCATCTGATATTAAACGTGGACAGAAAGAATCATTATCACGAAACTTTCCAGTATATTTGGTATTACGCAAAATGCTATCTTTAAAATTAGCAAGTGTCATCGTTATGCCATGCTGACTTCTCATATATTTAATTGTGCCGTTTAAAGATTGTGTTTTTAAAAAATACAAGATACTATCGTAGATGGCTGGTGCTTCTTCTGAAAGAATAAGATGTTTGTTTTCGATCCGATATCCGCGCGGAACTTTTCCTGAGATCACCTCACCATACTTTACTTTATTTTTAAAAACGTCAACTATACGAATACCATCATTTTGAGCTTCCAGTTCTGCCCACATCATTGATTGAGCGACAAAAGCTCTGCCATGTGGGGTGCTGGTGTCGAAATATGGCTGATCTATGGCGGTCCAACATACGTTATGCTCTTCCAAGATAGCTTGGGTATTTAAGTAATGTCGTAAACTACGAAACCAACGGTCTAATTTGGTAAATATAATTAGATCAATTTCGTCTGATTTGACAGCATCCATTAGACGTTGAAAATCATCTCGCTCTAACTTTTGCCCTGAAATTCCGTCATCGGTGAAGATGCCTGCGAGAACCATGTTATCATGGTTATTTATGTATTCAAGGGTACGTTCCTCTTGATCGCGCAAAGAATCTCCATGTTTCGCTTGTTCGTCGGAGGATACACGCCTGTAGGAAGCAACCCTCATAATTGATTCAATTCTTTTTTTCATTCTATCATCTCCTTTAATCATTGTACGAAAAATAAGTACAAAAAATACGCCCCTTGCCAGGGCGTATCGGAAATGATATAATTCTATTGATGAGATAGAGTATATCTTCCGGAACATCCGGCAAGAGAAATCTATGTAAAAGCCGTTCGGTACGCCAATACCGGGCGGTTTTTCATTCTGCTTGAAGCCACACTAACTTATGAACAGCTAGTGCCGGTTCAAACGTAATTAAATAGTTTCCTTTGTAACATGTTTTTCCGAATTTAGATCGATAAGAATCTATGGCATCCTGGAGGAATTCTTCTGTAACATCCAAATATTCAGCAATTTCATAACGGTTTTGACAACCATTCAAACAAGCATCAATTAATTTATCAAGTGTTATCATTTTTTTATAAGCCCAAAGACGAGCTTTCTTTTCCTGTTTGCGATTAGTGTCATCTTTTTGATTAAGAATATTACCGCAGTTTAATTTATGATGTCCTAATTCTTCAGCAAGCGTGCAAGCTCGTTCGGCTTCGGTTTTTAAATTAGCGCTAAGGCCAATCACATCACCATTGATGAGACCTTTAGATTTTGATTCAAAATCAATGTTCTCCAATACATAGATACCATTTTGCACAGCCTCTTCCAATAATGATTCATATTTACTCATATAATCATCTCCAATTATTTCTGTGGACGTTTTAATTTAGATAGATCAGACTGTATTTTTTCCATCTCTCCATCTTCGTCGAGGTGATCGTTATGGGCTGCTGTCAAATATGGTGCAGGTGTTTCGGCAACCATAGGAGATTCTGATATCGTAAAGTCATATTGATCTGGTTCTTTCTCAGGATATATCTTCGCAAGATCTTCTATATTATCAAGAGCTTTTTTTTGGCCGACTTCATTTAGATGAGTATAATAATTTATAAGCCTTTTGGCACGTTCATCCTTGTGTGGCTCCATATACTCAATTATTATAGGTGTCTCGTCAGTTAAGTAATATACTATATCTTGTAATTTTTTTTCTGGACTATTTTTTAAAATTTTAAATATTCTAAGAAGATCAGGCTTTTCAAAAAACTCATGGGCGATCTGGAGGGTTTCGTCATCGCAATCCGTTTGTTCGTCAATACCGATAATATCTGTTTTTTTACAGTTAAGGGCGGCACTTATTTTTTCAACCATTCCCATTTTGGGTTCTGTCCGGTTGATTTCCCATGAAGAGACTGTTTTGTCACTTACTCCTATGAGTTCTGCTAAATCAGATTGTTTTAGATTCCTAATTTCTCTCCATTTTTTTATATTATCACCGATACTCATATATTTCACCATCCTTTAATGAAATTATATACGTTTTGTAGGATGATGTCAAATGAAATATGCAAAATGTAGAAAAAACAGTTGACAATCTACAAAACGTAGTCTATACTATGACTAATCCACAAAATGTAGGAGGTGATAAATAGTGGGATTAACAATGAGACAATGGAGATTGGCAAAAGAATTATCTCAAGAAGATATGGCTATAAAATGCGGAGTTCATAGAAATACATATGCTTCATGGGAAGAAAATCCAGATAACGTATCCGTAGGTAATGCCAAAATTATTGCAAAGGCATTGGGAGAGAGTGTTGAAATTATTTTTTTTAATGAGGAATCTACAAAACGTAGGAAAGAGTAAACGGGAGATGAGAGAGGTGAAAATAATAAAAAAGATAACCCAGAGGCTAAAAGAAAAATACTGGTACAGTGAGAGGATATACCAGTATGTGATAAGTGGAATTATGGGTTGGGCTATAACTTTAGTTATTTTTATAGTTTGGATCCTAAAATTTTATGTCTTTGATTAAAATAATTTGGCAAGATCACCCACTTCGGGGTTGTCAAAAGGAATATGTTCTTTTTCTATAATAGTTTCTTCAACAGGTCCCTCAAGCAATGGATTAATTATAAAGGATGGTGAGTTTTTACGTATGATTTTTCTGGGAAGCGAGTTTTCATATTTATCAGATTCAATGGTACACATATTATCTTGTACATGTATTACCTTTCCAGTACCTTTTACCAATTCTAAGTAACCGAGGGATTCTTTTGTTGCTGGATCGATAATCTCATGATCAGAAAGAGTATAAATCAAAAAACGATTATTCAAGTTTATACCATCGTTTTTTCCAACATTAAGAGATAGTTTGTAGTCATCATGAATATACACAACATAAATATTTTTTGACATATAATTAACTCCTTTATTTTACAATTGGATACTGTTTATAGTATCAAGGGTAATAGTTGGGCGAAGAATGATTGTTTCCATATTATCATTTATGTGAGCTATTAAATCTGGTATGTATTCGGAGGTGGAACATACTCTTATTTGTGCTAATCCAGCGCTGTTTATGTTTTCAACATATCCGTACCCAATTTGTTGTTCATAGCCTCGTATTTTTTCATAAAAGGTTACTAATGAATTGTTAGCTATTAAATTGTTTGGCCTACAAATACAGACATTATGATGACATTCTATTATGGGCAGAGTAGGTGATGATATTTGATGGTTATTGGTAATTTTTAGCTCTTTTAAATCTAAAAATAATTTCATACATAACCATAGGCTAAGTAGAAATAAAAAAAGTAATATTATGAATACAAAAAATGGTACCGCTGTTGTTGAAGGAAAAATATAGAGTAAAACGGCTGGAATTAACCCTATTCCAAATGAACAAATATTACTATAATCTTTAAAAAAATTTTTTATGTTCACAACTAATTTCACCACCTTTTGCCTAAATTCTACCATAGGTGGCAAGATAAAACAAGATGAAGCAAGGAACATGATATCTGTTAAAGGTAGTCATATAAAGGCTATGCACCTAAAAAGGCGGAAACAAGTACAACCAGTAGTACATACACTTTACCAGAGAGAGGTGGTAAAAATGAAAGACAGCGTTATAACGGTAGGGCAGTTAGATGTAGAGAGAGTTTTTAAAACTCTCGCCGCAATCATTGGTGATCGAACCAATACGGAAATCAGATTACTGTCAGTTTCAAAAAAGAAGAATACCAGAGAGGAAACCGCCTGAGGGCGGGAAGGGAGGACAAGCCCATGGATAAGTGGCAGTACTGGTACCGGCGTTATTGGGACAAGTCAGCGGAATATTGGGAAGCCAGACGGGAAGCCGAAGAAAAGACATGGTGGATGTTGGCGGAAGCGGCCGTGATCTGCGTCTGTGTGGTTGTTATTATAGGACTATTACGGACATGAAAGGAGGCGGTTGGGCTGATGGTATATAAAAATGAAACCCCAGCTGCGGGAACAGCCAGGGAATCAATGTAACTATTAATTACTTATCACCTTCAGTATGAAGGAAAAAGGAGGATTTGTCAAGATGGATAAGGTACGTGTTACAGAGCTGCGTCCAGGCCAGACCATTCGGTTCGAATCCGGTACGCCAGATAACTGGGTAAAACTTAAAATCCATGAAGTACACCATTTTGAAAAGATGGTAATGCTTGTGGGTGACAGTACCGGATGGCAGAATGATTATTCATTCCGGCAGGATGAAATGGTGGAGGTGGTTGCGGATGAATGAACAATACCGAAGGATGTGGATCCTGGAAAAAGAACGGATCGCCAGGAAAGCAAAAGAGTCCGGAACAGACATCAGAAAACGGGAACTTCTTTGCAACCTTTTGATAGAGATGGATATTTTGGAAGCAGAGGTGGTGCTGGAGGAATGAGGGATTTATACCAGTGCGATGCCTGCGGATGTACGGATGATGATGTCTGCCGGGAATGCCGGCGGCAGAGCCAAATAAGAAAAGAACATGCCCGGGAGCGGGATGAAGGAGGATATGATGAGCGAGATAATGTTTGAGGTGATGGCGCCAGCCAGCACTATTAGTGCCAATTTTGAACAGGTAAAGGAGCAGCTGGCCGAAGAAATGAGTCAGTATGAGGGGATCGTTTTTACGGAGGACAGTAAGGCGGCAGGCAAGAAAAAGGTTGCGGAGCTTCGTAAAACCAAAAAGGATATTGATGACCGCCGCAAGGAGGTAAAGAAGCAGTGGATGGCCCCGTATAATGCCTTTGATGAACAGGTGAAGGAACTGCTGGCATTGGTGGACAAACCTATCAATTACATAAACAGCCAGGTTGAGGCATTTGAACAGAAGCGCCTGAAGGAGCGGGAGGCTGAAATCCAGGCCATCTATCAAGAAGAGATTGGGGACCTGGCTGAGTTCCTTCCGCTTTACCGGGTGCGGAATGAGAAGTGGGGGAACGCATCCACAAGCGCCAAGGCCATCCGGAATGAAATGCAGGCCGCTATTGCCTCCGCCCGGGCGGGGAAAACGGCAATCGAGGCAATGCAGTCTGATGCAGTACCGAACGCCCTGCGCAAGTTCCAGACAACACTGAATTTGGCGGATGCCCTGGCTTATATAAACCAGTACGAGGCACAGCGGGCAGAGATGCAAAAACGTGAGGAAGAACGCCGACAGAAGGAAGAGGAGCGTCGGCACCAGGCTGAAATTGAGCGCGTCCGCCATGAGGAGCGCCAGAGAGTCGAGGATGAGAAACGTATCCGGAAGGAAGCGGAAGCAGCGGCCATAAAACAGGTGACAACCGTGGACGAGGCGCGAGCATCGGAGCTCACGCTGCCGGATTCCCATACGGCAGTCTATACAGTCGTGGGGACGGATGAGGAGCTGCGGGAACTGGAGATGGCAATGATCAGCCTGGGGCTGTATTACGAAAGGAAGGATGCCTGATGCCGAACATTATTACTGTCAACCGGAGAAAAGAAGTGAAAATTAACCGCAATGCCAGAGGAGACGGGGTTATTAAAATCGACTCAGATTCCGCGGATATCTTGGAGCGGTTCTTGTGTGAGGCAAATGCGGACCTGTCGGTGAAGGAGCTGGCTTCTTCCATGATTAAGTATGCAGCCGATGACACGATTATTAAAGTCGATGGAGGGGAGGATGCCTGATGACAGAGACAGCAAAAATTTATGGCACCATTAACAGCGTCATGAGCGAGATCGGGGCGATCGGGAAGGAAAAACGGAGCCAGCAGGGCTTCAACTACCGCGGAGTGGATGACGTAATGAACGCACTAGCCCCTGCATTCATTAAGAATAAGCTGTTTGTCGTCCCGGAGGTGCTGGAGCAGTCCAGGGAGGAACGGAGCACGGCCAAAGGTGGGATGCTGATCTATTCCATCTGTAAGATTAAATATACGTTTTTTGCGGAGGACGGCTCCCATGTGGAAGTCATCACGATAGGCGAAGGCATGGACAGCGGGGATAAGGCGACAAACAAGGCCATGTCAATCGCCTTCAAATATGCCTGCTTCCAGATATTCTGCATCCCGACCGAGGAGATGGTTGACCCTGATGCGGAGGGGCATACGCTCCCACCAAAGCAGGGTGGCAGCGGGAAGAGACAGGAGAAACAGCCAGCGAAAAAAGGTGCGGAACCTATGGATTCCGAAACGCCCGTCGCCGCACTGGCGAAGAGGATCACGCAGGAAGAAATAGAATCCATCAAGGGGCAGGTGGAAAAATACAGCGCCCGTGGTCTGAAAATGGAGAAAATCCTGAAAATGTATCAGATCAAGGATATCGCAGAGATGTCGGCAGAGCAGTATAAGGACTGCATGAATAAACTGAAACTTTATGATAAGGAGGAACCGGCATGAATAGGGCAATCCTAATGGGGAGGCTTACCAGAGATCCGGAGATAAGGTATTCCCAGGGAGAGCGATCCATTACAATCGCGAGGTATACGCTCGCAGTAGACAGGCGTGGACGCAGGAGCCAGGACAGCGACCAGGCTGCGGACTTTATCAATATCGTGGCGTTTGACAGGGCAGGAGAATTTGCGGAGAAGTATTTTCGTCAGGGTATGAGGGTTCTGGTCTCTGGTCGGATCCAGACTGGGAGCTATATCAATAAGGAAGGACAGAAGGTTTACACGACGGATATCATCGTGGACGACCAGGAGTTTGCAGATAGCAAGGGGGCAGGCGGTGACAATGGCGGAGGATACCAGCAGGCATCCAGGCCAGTTCCAACCAGCGCGATTGGCGACGGCTTCATGAACATCCCGGATGGGGTGGAAGACGAAGGCCTGCCCTTCAACTAGGGGTGATTGATTGAACATACAGATCGACAGCAGAGAAAAGGCTAAGGCAATACAAAAGATAATCAAGGAGTTTGACCGCCGAGGCGTGGATCACTTCGTTTCAAAATTATATGTCGGGGATTATATGAACTATGATAATCCCCGTTTGATTATAGACCGGAAACAGAGCCTGAATGAGCTGTGCAGCAATGTCTGCCAGGAACATAACCGGTTCAGGGATGAGATACTTCGGGCGAACGAACATGGAATCCAGATGATTATCCTATGTGAACATGGCGGGGGAGTGAACTGCCTGGAGGATGTAATCTGGTGGGATAATCCGAGACGCCATAAACGGGTGAGAAATCCGGATACTGGCCGATGGGAGAACCTGGAAACCAAAGCAGTTACCGGAGATAAGCTGTACAAGATCCTGTGTACATTTCAGAGAAAGTATGGCTGCCGGTTCCTGTTTTGCGATAAAAAGGATACCGGGCGGCGGATCATTGAGCTATTGGGTGGTGATGAATATGACAGTGGAAGAGATTAAGGCTACATATAATATGAGGGATATTGTGGAACGGTATGGATTTCAGCCCAATCGAGCGGGCTTTATTCAATGCCCATTCCATCAAGGCGATAGACAGGCCTCTTTAAAAGTATACGAACACAACTTTCACTGCCATGCCTGTGGCGCAGACGGGGATATTTTTTCCTTTGTGCAGATGATGGATGATGTGGATTTTAAGACGGCTTTCCAGACACTTGGCGGAGAATACCAGAAGCCGACATTTTCTAGCCGCCTATCTGTTTATCAGGCACAGAAACGACGGGAAATGCATCAGAAGGAGCGGCAGAGGCAAGAAGCGCGGAAATGGCTCAATAACATTCTTATCAGTGTTTATAGGGGCTATATGGAGCGATCCGAGCCTCTGTCAGACGTTTGGTGCGATTGCTATAACGCCTTGCAATATCAGCTCTATATACAGGCAAAAATAAACGGATTGGAAGCGAGGTGGTAGCATGGTGCCGCTTAATGAGCTAACGGCGGAAACCGTCATCTCAGATGACATTCTGACAGAGGTATTCGATCAGGAGGACGAATTATATAAATCCCGGCTCCTGCTGTCTTTGGAAGACCGCGCAGGTGAGCTGGGGGTAAAAAAGAAGTTTCAGGAACTGGTGAAGGCATACAAAAGAGTGGAGCGTGAGATGCGGCGCCGGGAGCGTGAACGGAAGAGCCAGCCCTGCTCTTTGGAGCAGTGGACGAACTTTTCCGGCCCTTATGACAATATGCAGTGTAAGCAGTGGATTGCGTCCGAGAACGGCATATATTTGAACAACCCTTCAACCGGTTATACGGATATCCTGGCCTGCTATCATCCGATCCTGCCAGTGGAGCGTATGAAAAACCTGGAGACTGGCGAGGAGCAGATCAAGCTGGCCTACAAGAGGAATGGGCGGTGGGAAGAAATCATTGTTCCAAAGACCATGGTGACTTCCGCCAATAAGATTGTAGCATTATCCGGCCGTGGGATCGCGGTGACATCTGAAAACGCCAAATACCTGGTGAGATATCTGGCGGATGTGGAAAATGCAAATGAGGACCATATAGCGGTCCAATACTCCACGTCAAAGCTGGGATGGATCCGCGGTGGTTTCCTGCCGTATGATACGGAAATCATCTTTGACGGGGACGTGCGGTTCCGCCAGATTGCGGAGAGCGTGGTTCCTGCAGGCAGCCGAACGGCATGGTATGAGCACATGGCGCAGCTGCGCAGGACCGGGCGGATAGAGATTAAGTTCATGCTTGCGGCGTCTTTTTCCAGTGTGCTGGTGCAGCCCCTGGGCGGTCTGCCGTATTTTGTGGATCTTTGGGGCGAGACGGAAGGCGGCAAAACCGTGGATCTGATGGTGGCGGCGTCTGTCTGGGCGAATCCGGACGAGAACGCATACATCAAGGACTACAAGGGGACGGAGGTGGGCCTGGAGGCTATTTGTGATCTGCTGAACCATCTGCCGCTGATTCTGGACGACACCAGCAAGAAGAATCGCAAGATCGAGGATAATTTCGAGGGGCTGGTCTATGACTTGTGCTCCGGAAAGGGTAAGACCCGTTCCAACAAGGATCTGGGACTGAACCGGGAGAATCACTGGAAGAACTGCATTCTGACCAACGGTGAGCGGCCTCTGAGTTCCTATGTGACCCAGGGTGGAGCCATTAACCGAATCTTAGAGGTTGAGTGCGGCCGGAAGGTTTTTGACGATCCTGGAGCTACTGCAGAGCTGGTAAAACGCAATTATGGACATGCAGGCCGGGATTTTGTAGATGTTCTGAAGGATCTGGGCTGGGATAAGGTCCGGGAGATCCAGCAGGGAATTCTCCGTCAGCTGGCAGATGATGACAAGATGCAGAAACAGAGCCTGTCCCTTTCCATCGTACTGACAGCCGACAAGCTTGCCACAGACTATCTGTTTAAGGATCGGCAGTATATAAGCCTGGAAGAGGCCAGGGAGGTCCTGGTGGACCGTGATGAGCTTTCGGACAATGAACGCTGCTATCAGTTCCTGATGGACAAAGCAGCCATGAACCCGGCGCGGTTTGACAGAGATAATGAGAACGTGGAAAAGTGGGGAATGGTAAAAGATGGGTATATTATTTTCTATTCCCCGGCCTTCGCGGCCATATGTAAAGACGGAGGCTTCTCACGCGCATCGTTCCTGTCATGGGCGAACCGGAAGGGGATGCTGGAGACCGATCAGGGACGAATGGACAAGCTGAAAAGCGTCCAGGGGAAAAAGGTGCGGTGCATCGTTCTAAAGTTGAATGACGGCTCTGACAAGGACGGCTTTGTTCAAATGGACGATGAAGAGGGTCAGATGGAGCTTCCATTCAACGAACGGTAACCAAAGCACGGTTACCGCAAAAATCTAGGTTTTATGCGGGTTTGCGGGTGATTTTTGGCAGGGTAACCACAGTAACCAACAAAATTGCATCCCTATATAGAGAAAAATGTTTTTACACATTTGTGCAAAAAAAAATATCTCTCGCGCGTAAGACCATAAAAAGTATGGTTACTTTGGTTACTATACCTTGCAAAGCCTTATTTTATGCGGGTTTAAGCGGTAACCAAGAGTGGTAAAAAATGGTTACAGTAACCAGAAAATAGGTTACTGAGGAGAAGTTTAATGACAAATAAAGAATTATCAGATGTATTTACAGACATATATAACGGTTTCTGGATGAAATACCGGGATAATCTTCCTTTACTGTCTGATGAAGCTGGATGGGAAAAGATTACCGAAGAAGCCAGAGAACTGATGAAGAAACACGACTGCCAGCTGGCACGAAATATGGCGGCAGACTTATTAGTAATCATGGATCAGAGACAGAGGGATAAGGAGCGTAAGATTGTAGATGGCAAATAAAAAGAAACGGTCGTATTGCTATACCAAGCACACAATGATGTTGGATGCATACAGAATGCTGCAGGCAGCCCATGAAGGAGGAGGGAATTAATATGTTTGAAAAGCAGATAGACAGAGCAGAAGCATTCCGGCTGGCGAATACCGGGATGCGTGTGAAAGTACTGGTTCCTGGTCCGAAGGGATCAGAGTGGGAAGAATCAAAACCAACTACTCTCAGTGAGTTACTGGAAGGCTGCCTGTTCTTCCGGGACGAGCCGGCAGGAGTTAACCCGGATTTCGAGGCTGCGGTGCCCCCCCCCCAACGCTGATGGAGCAGTTGCAGGGGCTTCCACCGGCACCGAGAAACAGGCCACCAAGCGTGTGGTTACCGGTGCTAAACGTAAACGAAAATCGGTAGACGTAGGGAAAATATTGGCGTTGCATAAGGCAGGATGGAGCAACGTCAAGATTGCGGATGAACTTGGGATGAATGAAAAAACGGTATGGTATTACGTTGATAAAGCGAGAAAGGAAAGTCAGGATGGAGAAAAATGAGATGGACAAGCTGGTGGAGCCGATGATGGAACATATCTGTGATAGTCTGTGCCGACACCCTGCGGAGGAACCAGACCAAGAGACACTGGACAAGATCTGTGCGGAGTGTGAGATGGGGAAGTACATAGGCGGAATCCTGAATGAGTATAACCGGATCAACAAGTTCCAAGGATCTCAATGTGAGAAGTTGCTGGAGGAACTGGGGAGAGAGCGGCAGAAAAACAGATGGATTCCGGTGGCGGAGCGGCTGCCGGAAAAGACAGGAGACTACTGGGTTGCAATGCGGCACTTAGATGGCAGCATAAGCACGGAAAAAATGTTTTGGAGTCCTGAATGGCCTTATGAAGATGCGTGGAGAGAAGTTGTTGTTGCGTGGCAGGCGTATTATTACCCGGAGCCATTTGTTCCACAGAATTAAGATTTGGAGGCAATATGAAATATCAGTGTGTTGATAGCTTTAGTGTTGAAAAAAATGATGATGATGGTTTTTACGAATCAGGAAGCATGACTATTATGGCCGGAACAATGTGGGAAAGAGATATGTCAGATAATAGAATAATCGGTGGAGATGTAAAACTTGATAATCCTGAAACAATGGAATGGTTGGAAATCCCTTTTAGCACATTTATAAGATGTTTCCGCCAGGTAGATTGAAATGTGGAGGTGGAAGGAATGAACTTTAAGGAGGGAAGCCAGGCAGCAGAAGCTACGGAACAGGAACTTTTAAACCCATATGGAAAATATCTTTTTCAGTTTGCGGCGAATCATAATATGACTGTATCAGAAGCTGCAAAGCATCCAACAGTGCAGGCAAGATATGAGTACTTCTGTAAGACAGGAGCATAATTAATTGATATTTCCGGAAGGAGGATTAGATGAAAAATGGAGATCGAATTAGAAAAATGACGGACGAAGAACTGGCGCGCTTTCTGGCATGTGTAGATGCAGCATTATATCGAGATGACTTAGACATTGTAGCGTATAGGGCGGATAAAGTAGCAGATGCCTTGGAATGGCTTAAAAGGCAGACAAATTGACATTTTATAAAAGAGGGTGAAATTAGTTATGTTACAGATTGAAAAGGAACACAGGCGATCAACGCTTATGAGTAGCAGGAAAAAGGATCTGGTAGATCAGATTATGTATTTGGAGCATAACAATAATGTGTTGAATCGGACACTTGATACTCAGGCAACTAATTTTTTACAACTTAATAAGTGGATTCCAGTGGAGGAGCGGCTGCCAGGAACTGAGAGCGTTCTAATTACAAACGGAGAATTCGTAAAAGAAGGCTATTGCAGGCCCGATGGAATCTGGAAATATGGAAGAAGGGAAAATGAACTATTTTCTAATCTTTCAAGTAAAGGTGTTATCGCTTGGATGCCGTTACCGAAACCGTATAATCCGCAAAATTAGGATTTAAGGAGCGATCTATGAGGAGAAAACTAACTAGGGCGGAACGACAACAGGTATATGAAAAGTGTAAAGGTCATTGTGCCTATTGTGGAGGCATTCTGGAATACAAAGACATGCAGGTAGACCACGTTACCCCTCTGCGGATAGGTGGTACAGATGAAATACAAAATATGCTTCCATCCTGTCGAAGTTGTAATCATTATAAATCAACGCTTGATGTGGAGGGATATCGTAAGTATTTGGCAGGGATACCACATAGGCTCATGAGAGACAACATACCATTTCAAATTGGCGTTAGATTTGGTTTGGTGCAACATATCAAGGATGATGTGACATTTTATTTTGAAACATTAAATTATCATTTTCAGAAGGAGGGAAGGAAATACAATGACTGTAAAAGAAGTGAAAGATAAAATTGTACGATTACAAGAGTGTTATAAGAATTTAGCACGATTGCAGAATTTTTTCCTTGGTGCATATGATGTACCCGCCGAAACAATTGACGACTTAAAAAATAATATTGAAGAAATGGCACATTTAAGTATACCGATCAGGGATTTGTGTTCAGCAAGCGCTAAATTTTTATCGGATGAAATTGAGCGATTAAATAATGTAATTGATAACACGTCTGTTAATGTAAACTGATATTTTCACTAGCAAGGGAGGACAATTTGGATAGAAAAGAAGAACATGCTGCGGTCCTTCAAGCAGCGCAGGCCAGGGCCGCGAAGCAGCATTACATACTAAATGGTCCACCGCCGGACTCCTGGTCGTCCCGGATGCCGGCATACTGCTACACGGTACTGTGTCCGGTGCTGGAACTGCGGAAGGTGCTAGTTAAGAGGGGAGGGGATGCCGATGGAGCGGATCAGAAAGCGGGATATGAAGCTGAGCGATTATAATATTTCCCGTGCTAAGTATAATGAGCTGAAATATTTCTGTATGCAGTATGAGGAGAAAAAGCAAAAACTGAATTGGAGCTATGGGATCGGAGCAGTGATAAATGATGGGATGCCAAAAGGGAACCTTCCGGGGAATCCGGTAGAGCGAACGGCTATTCAGAATACGATGCTGCAGAAGGATATTGAATTGATAGAGCAGACGGCGATTGAGGCCGATCCGGAGATTTATCAGTGGATATTAAAAAATGTGACCGATGGGATCGGATATGACTATTTGGATGTGCCAAAATGTCGATCTGATTTTTATAGTAGTAGAAAATATTTTTTCTATTTACTTTCTTTAAAAAGATGATCACTCAGAGGGGGTACTTCCGTGATATTCTGGTATCATGGATTTAGGTGAAAGGGCTTGAATCCATGACCTCCTCCCAAATGAATATTTTATCCCCACGAGAAAGCGCCTGTCGGTTGATGGGTGCTTTTCTTTTGTCTTAATTTGATGTATGATAAAAGAAAATTGTAGGAGGGAATTTATGACTGTGAGAAAAGGGTGGAATGCACACGGGGATATCGGAATGGTTTTAGAAAATATAGCAAGAAATATTCTTAATCCCGGGGTACCATATGGAGCTGATTATACAATTTATGATGCCAGTGCTATCGAATCAGGTACATTTGCAGAAGTAATGATTTGCCTGTTGCGTCATGAAAAGGGTTATGAAGATATTGAGGAAATAGAAGATTTTAGCAAAAGTTTGGCAGATATATGGGGAAAAAGTCTTCATGATATAGAGCCTGAAAAAGCGCAAAAACTATTGGATAAGTTTGTAATATTAATAAAGTAAAATGCTAAAGACGTAGAGCCTTGGATTGAAGCTAAGGCTCTTTTTCTATACCCAAAACAAACGAATTGGAGGTGAGTGGCTTGCCAAAGCCAAGAAGCCCAAACCGGGAAAAATCCTTTGAGATTTACAAGGAGCACGATGGAAATATTGAAAATCGGCGGATTGCTGAAATGCTTGGGATATCCGAAAAGACAGTGGGCGGATGGAAGTGCAAGGACGCATGGGAAGCGAGGTTGAATGGAGTACTCCAATCAAAAGAACGGAGTACTCCGAAAGAAAAAGGAGGCCAGCCTGGTAATAAGAACGCAGTCGGTCATGGGGCTCCTGAACGAAATAATAATGCAGAGAAGCATGGCCTTTTTCGGAAGTACCTTCCGGAGGAGACCTTTTCTATTATTGAACAAATGCCCACGGATCCACTGGATATCCTGTGGGATCAGATCCAGATCGCTTATGCTGCTATCATCCGGGCGCAGTCAATCATGTATGTCCGGGATCAGAAGGATAGCACTAAGACTAAGATTGGGCAGAAGGATAGCGATACGGTTACGGAGGAGCGCTGGGAGGTACAGCAGGCCTGGGACAAGCAGGCGAACTTCCTCCAGGCACAGGCCAGGGCGCAGAAGACGTTGGAAGGGCTTATCAAGCAGTACGATGAACTATTGCATAAGAACTGGGATCTGGCAACTGAGGAGCAGAAAGCACGTATCAATGCGCTGCGGGCGAAGGTGGAGGATAAAACGGACAAGCCGATTCATATCACATTTACGAAAGCGAGTGACGGTCATGGATGATGAGCGCAATGTACACTTTGCCCTGAATGACCACTTCTTTGATTTCGTCCATGACTGGAATTATAAGATCTACCTGACCGTCGGCGGCTATGGCAGCTCCAAAAGTTACCACGTGGCCGTGAAACTGATTAAGAAACTCCTGGAGGAGAAGCGCAAGGCCTTGGTGGTCCGCGAGGTATTCGATACCATTCGGGATTCCTGTTTTGACTTACTGCAGGAAGTGGCTGAGGCCATGGAGGTGACGGATTACATCACGTTCACCACGTCGCCGATGCGGGTGCGATTTAGCAATGGCAGCCGAATCATCTTCAAGGGCATGGACAAGCCCACAAAGCTAAAGTCCTTGAACGGCGTCAGTATTGTCTGGATTGAGGAGTGTTCCGAGGTTAAGTATGCAGGCTTTAAAGAGATCCTTGGGCGTTTACGGCATCCAACGATGAGTAATCACATTATCCTGTCCACGAACCCGGTAAGCAAGAGCAACTGGGTATACAGGCATTTCTTCCAGAATGACGCTGCCAAGGTTAAGATCAAGATCCTGGACGATGAGGAACTGTATCAGAAGCGGATTGTAGTGATTGGGAACACCTATTATCACCACAGCACCGTGGACGATAACTACTTTGTACCGGAAGATTACATTACGCAGCTGGATGAGCTGCAGCAGTGCGATCCGGATCTGTATCGGGTAGCCAGGAAAGGGCGTTTTGGAGTCAACGGTAAGCTGGTGTTCCCTCAGTTCGAGGTTATGCCGTACAGCAATGGTATGGAGGAGATCAGACGGATCCGCCATCCGCTTAAAAAGAACGGTATGGATTTTGGTTTTGTGGAATCTTACAACGCCTTGCTCCGGCTGGTGATCGACCAGGATGAGAAGATTCTCTACATCATCTGGGAGTATTACAGCCGAGATAAGGATGATACAGAGATCGAGAAGGATATCGATGAATTCAGGCAGACGCAGGAGCTTATCAAGGCTGACTGCGCGGAGCCTAAGACCATCCGGTATTTCCGTAAGCAGGGGTTCCGGATGCAGTCCTGCCGGAAGTTTAAAGGTTCCAGGGCAGCCTATACCAAGAAGGTCAAGCGTTTCAAGAAGATCATCTGTCTGGACAGCTGCCCCAACACGATATCGGAGCTGCAGGAGCTGACCTTCAAAGAGGATAAGGACGGTAATATCGTGGAGGATGAGTTTAACATTGACCCACATACGCTGTCTGCAATCTGGTATGCCTTGGACGATTATGAGGTTGAGGATCTGAAAGGCGAAAATTTAAGGAGGCGCATCTAAATGTGCACACATAATTTTAAACAGGTTAACGATGTAAAGGTCTGTGTCCGGTGTGGATTAACAATCCCGCAGGGCGGTAGGCCATTTTTTGATAAGAATATTGTGGCGTATTATCAGCGCCGGAAGGGAGACAGGAGATATGGATAGATGGATGGGACGACTTTCCAGCATGGAGTATCCAGATTACTCCGCAGAGATTCAAGCAATCCGGAACGACGGGATCACGCCGGAACTCCTGAACCGGATCATACGCCGTCATCAGGGATGCCGAGAACACATGCAACAGTTGTATGGGAGATATCGTACAGAGGCAGATAAGGTGCCGATCTTTACCCGGGAACCACGGTTTAAGGACGACGGTGAACATCAGGCTGAGAATGCAATCAATAACCGGGTTAACAACGACTTTTTCAGTGAGATTAACGACATAAAAGTCGGGTTCTGTGCGGGGAAGCCGGCGAATTATACATATGGGGATGACTATCAGGCGGAGGAAGAGACTGGTGGAGAGGAGGCTGTGGAAGCAGCAAGCAAGGCACTGTCTGATTTTGTCAAGCGCAACAATATGTTCGACATCGATATGGAGGCGACCAAGTTTGCCGCGGTATGCGGCTATGCGGGGCGTCTCTTTTATATTGACCCGAAAGGTAATGAGCGCGTGATGATAATGCCGCCGTATGAGACGATCATCCTGTCGGAAACAGAAATGACGGAGCCGGAATTTGGGGTGCGGTACTATCAGTACCTGGACCTCAACGACCAGCAGACATGGAAGGTGGAATTTTATGACAGCGGCACAGTGCAGTTCTATGAGGGGCAGCTTGATGCACTCAGTTTTATAAATTCAAAGCCGCATTTGTTTGATTTTTGCCCGCTCCAGGGGATTCCTAATAACCGGGAGTTGATTGGGGATGCAGAGAAGCAGCTGGCATTGATTGATGACCATGACGGGAATTACAGCGACAACAGCAACGACATTGAGGGATTCGCCAATGCATACATGGTGTTCAAGAACTGCCGAATCAACGAGGATACCATGGCGAGGGCCAATGCCACCGGCGTGATCGGGGTAGACGTGGATGATCCGGAATCCCCATATGATGTCTACTACTTGACTAAGAACATCCAGGGAGATTTTGTCAACAGTCACCTGGATCGGGCGCAGGACAATATTTACCGGTTTTCAAAAACCCCCAACCTGAATGACCCGGAGTTCGCAGCTTCCTCCGGTATTGCACTGAGAATCAAAATGACCGGGCTGGAAACCAAGGCTGGAACATTTGATGCGAAACGAGTCAGCGCGGCTACCTATATGTTTGAGCTTTTGGCAAGCAGCTTTGCGAAAAAAGGGATCCCATTTGATCCACTACAATGCAACGTCAAATTCAATCATAACTTCCCTGTGGACTTCCTTGGTGAGGCGCAGGCTGTACAGGCATTGATCGCCGCAGGACTTCCGAAGAAGATTGCGTTTGGAGCATTGTCCATGATCGACGACGTGGAGCAAGTTTTAAGGCTGATTGAGACCGAAAAAGATGATATCCCAGATCTGGAAGATGAAGGCGAAGAAGTGAAGAAGCTGCCACAGAATGAACAACAGAAGGGAGTTCTACTAAAAGAGGAGATAGCGGATGGCTGATTATGAGTATGATGACCTGAACCGGCTGCTGGTTCAGGTACGCCGCATCGAGGAGCACCGGGAGAAGGGAGCCGAGGCAGAAATCCGCAAGGCCTACCAGGAGTTAATGAAGGAACTTCAACACTACCTGGCGGATACATATACCCAGTATGCGGAAGACGACCAGCTTACATATGCCATCCTCCAAAAACACGGCTATTATGCCCGGTTCCTGGAGGAAGTGGAACAGAAGATCAATGACATTTCCCCGGATGTCAAGCGGCTTATCCGCAGCATGGTGGACCAGACCTACGAGTACACGTACAATGGGATGATTGACTGCGTTAAGAAGGCATCCGCCGGCGTGGAAATGGGAACACTGAAAGCTTGCACACCTGACATCATCCGCAGGGCAGTCGAGAATCCTGTGTCAAAACTGACTCTCAATGATCGTCTGGAGAAGCATCGGAAGGAAATCATTTATGATATCAAGCAGAATATCAGCGTCGGCCTGATGAATGGTGACCGGTACAGCACAATGGCGAACCGGATCAAGAAGTCCGTTAACGGTGACTATAAGAAGGCGATCCGGATTGCCAGGACGGAGACTCACCGGGTACGGGAGGCCGGGAACCATGATGCGGCGCTGCTGACTGATGAGGTGCTGAAGATCAGCGAGAGCGGGATGTGGATGGCGAAGACTTGGAAGACGATGAAGGACGAACGTGTGCGGCCAGCGGGGAAGACCAAGGGAAAAGCAAGGAGGTACGACCATCGGAAGATGGAAGGTATCATGATTCCGGTCGAGGAAGAATTCACCCTTCCAAGCGGGGCGAAGACCATGGCTCCGGGGCAGAGTGGTGTGGCAGGGGAGGATATTAACTGCCGGTGTTATCTGTCTTACGGATTAAAAAAGGCTGATTTGCAGGATAAGGAACCACAGGGCAGGAAGAAGCGGACGAAAGAGGAATTACAGGCCGCTAGCGTGAACGCAAAGAATATCACCGAGAAATACACCACCCGTCCGAGTAAGTGGAGCGGAAAGGTCACCGTGGATGATGAAGCGTGCCGCAGGGATAAAATTGCTGGTCGGAAGGAATGGAACTGTGATATACTGTTAAAAAGCACGGCATCGGACAAAACAATCATCCATGAGCATCTCCATGCACGATCCGGGAGCTATCTGAACCGCATCACCTATATAAAGCATGGAGCAATGGAAGAGGCTTCAGTGGAGCTGCTGGCCCGTGAGATATGCACCAATGAGAGAATCCCTTTTAGCGGATATCCCAGGCATGGTGTAGAAGCCCTCAGGAAGATTAACCGGATAACCGGGCTCCGGGACAATGACCTTGATTTCGCTGTCTCCCTGTTTGGGAAAAGCCTTGACAGGCGGTATAGCTGGCTGGAAGCACAGGTGGACAGGTATCTGAAAATGAATAACCAGGATTCGGAAGCCCTGCGTGAGCTTCTGAGGCAAGTGAAGGGGGCGAATTGGTGATGAAGAGCCGGGCGGATGCGCTTATCGAAAAAGTGGACGACTTCAGGTTGTGGGAGGACAGGGAATCATTCCTTGCATTCCGACAGGAAGTGTTTGGTCTGTATGACGCCTTAACGGAAGCAGAACAGAGAGGTGTGGATGAATCAATGGTGATGGAACACATCGCAATGATTTATTCATGCTATGTGGATGGGTGATGCCATCAGCCGGGAACGGCTGGTGGTTTTTTGTTGCGACATCGCAACAAAAAGGAGCAAACATGGATGATATCAGAACAGTAGTAAAGGAACTCCGCCGGATTGTCGATGCCGTGGAACGGATTGCAAAGGCACTGGAAAAGCAGAATAGAATCATCAACTATTCTCCCAACATAACCATAGCGGAGGGAGAAACACAGGAGAATGAGGAGACGTGAAAGCGTCTTTTTTTAATGCCCTCTGATAAGGCACAAAACTGTCAGCCCGTCACTCCCGGAATGTGGGGCGGTGAAACTATCAACTCAATGTGGACTTACCAGTTGCCACTCTCGGAACGTGGGGTCGGGGTAAGGACTCGAAAGGAGCAGAGGAATGAAATTAAGTAAATTAAAAGAACTGTTGGAATCAGGATCCATTACACAGGAAGAATATGATGAGATGGCGAAAACCGCAGAGGACGATACCAAAACGGATCCACCACAGGAAGGGCTGCCTAAAAATGATCCGTCTACAGATCCAGAGGATTCGGAGAAGAAACTGGAGAAGATGGTTCAGGCAGCGGTTGACCGCGCGACCAACAAGCTTGGCAATGAGAATAAGAAACTCAAGGGCGAGCTGGAGAAGGAGCGCAAGAAGAACCTGTCGGCTGATGAATTAAAGCAGCTGGAGCTTCAGGAGAAGGAGCGGGAACTGGCTCAGAAGGAACAGGAGATCAAGGAGAAAGAGAACCGTATGTATGCCATCAAGGCGCTGAAGAAAGCAGAACTTGATGACGGCAGTGAGGAGACCCTGGACCTGGTGGAGTTTGTCCTGGGAGAGGATGAGACAGCCATTGACGTAAAGGTTAAGGCCCTTCAGAAGTTTGCCCAGCGTGTTGCGAAGTATACGACCGACGGGATCTACAAGGCCAATGGGCGCACCCCGGGCAAGGGCAACGCCGGCAGCGGTCAGGATAATCCCTGGAGCAAGGATTCCTGGAACCTGACAAAACAGATGGAACTGGAGATCAATAACCCGGAGCTGGCAAAGACATTAAAGACCAGCGCCGGAAAGTAAAAGAAAAGGAGAGAAGTGAATTATGCCTATTACAACGATTGCTGATATGCAGATTGTACCCCCGAAATTTGCGGAGTACATCATCACGAGAACAACAGAGAAATCCATGCTGGTGCGCAGTGGGATCACAACCGCAGACCCGACGGTATCCCAGGTTATCAATGGGACACCCAAAGGCGGAAATTCCATCATCATGCCTTACTACAAGCCGCTGACCGGCGAGGATGAGGTGTTTGGTGAGGAGGAGATCGGTGTTGATAAGATTTCCACCGACAACGAGAAAGCCACGCTTCTGATCCGTCAGAAAGCATGGGGCGACACGGATCTTTCCAGGGTATTTGGCGGATCTGATCCGATGTCTGCGATCGCAGATCTGGCAGCGGACTGGTGGATCACCAGGGAACAGGCAGTCATGATGGCGATCCTGAAGGGTATCCTGGACCCGTCCAAGGGTGCGCTGAAAGGCCATGTGCTGGATGTGTCTGCATCGGAGGGGAGTGATTGCATCATCGGTGTGGACAATACGCTGGATGCCAAACAGCTGATGGGCGATGCCTATGATAAGCTTGGCATGGTGTTCATGCACAGTGCCACCTATACCCGGCTGCAGAAACAGCAGAACATTGAGACCGAGTATGATGCCACTTTGCAGATCAAGATCGACTACTATCTGGGATATCAGGTGGTTGTGGATGACGGGATGCCGTATGATCCTGCTACAAAGACTTATATGACCTATTTCCTGGGCAAGGGTGTATTTGCCCGGAATGACGGCATGCCGCAGGGTCTGGTTGGTGTTGAGACTGACAGGAACAAGAGAAAGGCGGAGAACATCCTGATCAACCGCCGGGCTCTGGTCATGCATCCGCTTGGCCTGTCCTGGAATACGGAGGCGACTCTGGCGGGCGGCAAGAAGTATGCGGCCAATGCAGACCTGGAGAAGCCGGCTAACTGGACGCTCAAGAAGGATCATAAGAACATCCCGATCGTGGCGCTGAAGCATAAGCTCGAGGCAAACCCGGCGGCTCCGACAACGTAAGAAAGGATGAAGGCTTATGATGGCAGAGGAATTTGAAAGCCTGGAGCTTCCAGTACCGCCATCCTCACAGCTGTATGTGGAAAGCGGCCTTGAATGGCTCCGGGATAACACCACATTAGAATTTGATATCACGGATATAGAATCCGTCAAAGCCCTGCCCTCATCGGCCAGGCTTTTTTTAGTGAAGTTCAGTGAGGTATGCAGCCGGGACACCGGGGTCACGGGTGAAAGCGTAGGCCCGATGTCCCAAAATTTTACCACGGACTCTGTGGAAAGGCAGACGATGTCCCTGGCGAGGCAGCTGCTGAAGGCTTACTTAAAGCCGAACGTGAAGTTTATTCCGTGTAAAAGGAGGTGGTGCTAATGGGAGTTAAGTGGAAAAACACAAAGAACTTGATCCCGAAGATGGAAAAAGCGGCTGCACAGCTGAATGGCCGGCGGGTGAACGTTGGTGTATTCGGCGAACAGGCCTGGCTGGCCGGAATCCATGAGTACGGCTGTAAGATTGAGGTGACGGATAAAATGCGGGCATATCTGCACAGCCAAGGCCTGCATCTGAAAGATAGCACGAAATATATCACGATACCAGAACGGGCCTTTTTACGGAATGGGTACGACCAAAGCAAGGATGGTGTGGTTGATAATGCGGAAGATATCCTTCCCTCAGTTCTAAATGGGGGTATGGATACAGATGCATTCCTAAAGATGGTAGGGCTCATCCTGGCAGCTGAAATCAAGGACTATGCGGCATCACTTGACAGTCCGCCGAACCATCCGTTTACAGTATCTCGGAAGGGAAGCAGTAACCCATTGGTGGATACTGGGGATATGATCGGCTCAATAACATATGAGGTGCAGTAATGAGACAATTATACAACTTTGAGCGTCTGATAAAGAAATACAGTGTGGATTGCCAGCTGCTCTCTGATGTGGAATCCGGAAGTTATGTCGGTGGGGAATGGGTGCCGGAATCGGCGCCACCCTTGCGGGATATCTCCGGTGCGGTCATTCCCATGATGGATCGGAAGATCTATCAGAGCGGAGGAACTTACACAGAACAGGACCGGGAGTTTATTACGTTGGTCGAGATTCCGTTGGAGCCGGCGCACTACATCGTTCACAATGGAATGAAATACAAGGTGCAGGCAAACACGGATTACTCTGATTACGCAGGCTTTAATGCCTACAACTTGAAAAGGGTGGGTGCATTTGATCGATCAGGAAAAGATTAACATCGTCATCGCGGGAGGACTGAATGCGGTGACTGGCTGTGAGATTGTGAAATCTAATCTCGCAAATGCTCGGATACCGCCGTATCCCTATATTTCCTTTACGGTCCTGAACACAGACACGAAGAAGGGGACGTACTCGGTATCCGGAGGCCAGCAGTATATGCCGATTACTCAGACCTGGAGTTTTACGGTTCAGGGGGATCGGGATAACGAGGCACAGATGGTGGCTATGAAAGCGAAAGACTGGCTGGAGGAGAGTGGACGCTTGTATTTGAATGATAACGGTATTGTGGTACAGAGTGTGGGAGCCATAACCAGCAGGGATACGCTGTTAACGATAGGATATGAGTATCGAAAAGGATTTGATGCGGTTCTGTCCATCATGAATGCGGTGGAAGATCAAGATATAGAAACGATAGATCAGGCAGAAATTAAAAAGGAGTGAATTAAATATGGCAAAAAATGACGTGACCGTAAAGATTACACAAAAACAGGTCGCAGGAAGTGCGGGGTTTGGCGTTCCATTGATTATACAAGGAATGTCGACAGCCGTTAAAGACTATAAAGAATATGGCAGCCTGGATGAGATCATGGAAGATGGTTTTGAACAAGACAGCCTAATCTATAAACAGTGCACAAAACTGTTTATGCAAAACAATAGGCCGGCAAAAATAGCAGTGTGTGCGGGAACTGGTAAAGTGACTGAAACTTTGAATCTTATTAAAGAAAAGGATTTTCGCCAGATTATCCCGATCCTGGGAGAAAATGACGATGTAGTTAAGGATCTTGCTGCCTATATTGAGACAACAGAGGATAAAATGCTATTTATTAAAGTAGCAGATACTGCTTCTTTGGCAGCTCTTGGAAAAATGGACCGCACCATGGCGATTGTCTATTCTGGTACGGATGAAGGTGTTGAGGGAGCTCTGGTTGGCGCCACGGCGGGACTGACGGTAGGATCATTTACCTACAAGAATGTTATCATCAAGGGCATTGAGCCTGACTCGCTTACCGACGCGCAGATTGACACCGTTCATAAAGCTAGTGGAATATGCATCGTCCGAAAGGCGGGGGATATTGTTACCAGTGAGGGGATGGTCCTTAGTGGGGAGTATGCAGATATTATAGACAGCAAAGATTATGTAATAAAAAATATTGCCTATAAGTCGCAGAAACTGCTGAACTCCAGCCCAAAACTGAGTTTTGATAACGTAGGAATCAGCCAGCTCGAGGGCGTTGTCACTAGCGTATTGAAGGAAGCTTCCTCAATGGGCATAATTGCCCTGGATGAGGATGGAATTCCGATCTACTCTACTGATTTTGCGACTAGAGCAGAGACAAGTGAAGCGGATCGGGCCGCTCGGACATATAATGGCGGAAAATTCTCTTTTGATTTGGCTGGTGCGATTCACTACGCCACAATTAATGGAACAATCGAAGCGTAAGGAGGAAGAATAGATGGCAGATGTAAAATTATATAACCCGAAAGAATGTGTCATCACAGTCGACGGGGTGTACATCACGGGGCTGGGTGAGGATATGGTTTCCTGTGAAAAAGATGAGGATAACTTTTCTACCAGCGTAGGTGCCCAAGGGGACGTGGTAGTCAACCAAAGCTGTAATCAGCTAGGGACGATTACGATCACCGTGCAGGGGACGAGCCCTCAAAAGGGTTATCTCATGGGACTGGCAAGATCTCAATCCATGTTTGATATTTGGGTTATTAATAAATCAATCGGAGAAAAAGCAGGTGGTACCAAGGCAATGATGAAGAAGCCGCCTACGTTGGAACAGGGGACGGAACTGGCAGACAGAGAGTTTGAGATCCAGGTGTTTGATTATACAGTGGAATGATGATAACGGGGTGGCGCAGGCTGCCCCATCTTTTATGAGAAGGAGAAAATAAAAATGGATAAGAGCAAGTTTTATACAGTAGAAAAGGAATTCAACGGGAAGAAATACGTGGCACAGTTTTCTGGGGTATCTGCCGCGGTCCGGGCAATTGACAGTTCGTACATAGACGGGACCAGTACCACCAGTACGGAAAAACTGGGGCAGTATATCCTGGATAACATCATCGTAGACCCCAAGGGACTGACGGCGGATGACTTTGAGACCCTGGAGGAATACAATACCGTGACAACCTGGGGGCGCGATGTGATGTACGGGAAGTTTCGAAACGGAGCTAACGCCAGCACGGGCAAAGCAAAGAGCTAAGGAACATTGGGATTGGTGGCGTTTGGTACTGGATGCAGGGATGGATTATAATACGGTATTTCACCAGATGCTGCCAGACGAGATCCATGAAGCGAATGCCGCATTTGATTTATATATAGATGCCATGAAGCGGGCGAACAAGGAAGGCAGGTGATGGTATGGCTGTTATAAGGGAAGATGTTGTAAGCATAGGCTTTGACGTTGAAACTAATCCGTTTGCTGATTTGACTGCAGGTATTAATGATATAAAGGCAAGGCTTGGGATACTGAATGAAACAGCGGGTGGCCTGAATGAAGTTTCCGATGAGGCCAGGACAGCTGCCGATGATGTAGAAAACCTTGTTGACAGGCTCCGTGCCCCACCGGAAAACGACCTGGCAGGTCCGATCAATGAAGCGGGAGATGCTGCGGGAGATGCCCAGAATCGTGTGTCTGATCTTACCTCAGAGCTGCGGAATGCCGGGGACCAGCGCTTGACGGATAATGTTGATGATTTAGACAACCAGACAGAGAATCCAATTAAAAAGTTTAAAGATCTGGCCAGGCAGGCCAAGACTTTTGCAAAAGAAAAGCTTGACGATGGGATCCGGCAGCTGCCACCTCAATTGCAGCTTGGTATCAGGGCAGGGGAGAAGCTTCTGGGATCTTTGGGGAAAGTTGCGAAAATGACCTTTAAGAGTGCTGTATCAGGGCTTAAATCAATTGCCACTCATGCGGGCAGCGCAGCAAAAACATTGGGGAAAGCGGCTGTAAAGGGAACCGTCGCAGGGATAACTGCAGCAACTGTGGCCGTTAGTGGTTTGGGAGCGGCTGCTGTCCACGTAGGTGCAGGGTTCGAGGCTTCCATGAGCCAGGTAGCAGCCACTATGGGTATGACGGCAGACGAGGCGGATTATTCCAACGAGACTTATGCGAAGCTGGCAAATACCGCCAAGGAGATGGGAGCTTCTACAAAGTTTTCGGCATCCGAATCGGCGGAAGCACTGAATTATATGGCCCTAGCCGGATATGATGCGGATAAGTCCTGTGCAGCGCTGCCAACGGTTCTGAACCTTGCAGCATCTGGAGGGATGGAACTGGCTGCGGCATCTGACATGGTTACAGATAGTATGTCTGCATTGGGTATTGAAGCGACGCAGGAGAACCTGACGAAGTTTGGGGATCAGCTGGCAAAGACAGCCCAGAAGTCCAACACCAGTGTCGCACAGCTTGGTGAGGCAGTTCTGACCGTTGGAGGCACGGCAAAGACGTTGGCTGGAGGCACTACGGAGCTGAACACCTTACTTGGTATCATTGCAGATAACGGCGTGAAGGGCGCGGAAGGCGGAACTGCCCTGCGTAATATCATGCTCTCCTTGCAGGCCCCTACGGACACGGCGGCCAAGAAGATGAAGAAGCTTGGTCTGAATGTCTATGATGCCGAAGGCAAGATGCGGCCGATGAATGACATCCTGAATGACTTGAATTCTTCTATGGACGGAATGACCGATCAGCAGAAGCAGGATGCAATATCAACGATATTTAATAAAAATGACTTAAAGTCTGTCAATGCATTGTTAGCCAATAGCGGCGCACGATATGACGAGTTGAGCGGCTATGTCAATGATTCTGCCGGCGCTATGGAAAACATGGCACGGACTATGAATGACAACCTGACCGGGAAAGTAACAGAGTTCAAAAGTGCTGCGGAGGGTGCTGGAATTGCCGTTTATGAGGCATTGGGCAGCAGCAACCTGAAAGGCCTTGTAAGCGAGGCGACCGGATGGGTAACAGAGCTGACAAAAGCCACGGAAAAGGGGGGACTGGAAGGTCTGGTAGGCCAGTTGGGTACAACCTTATCCAAGGTCCTTGTTACCGTAACGGGATACCTCCCACAGCTTGTACAGGGTGGAGTATCAATCGTACAGTCCCTGCTCTCTGGAATCATGCAGAACCGGGACCAGATTGCCCAGAGTGTGCTGAATGGGCTTACCACGATGCTGATGGGTATCTTACAGCTGGCTCCGCAGTTACTCACTGCTGGCATCCTGATGCTGGGTTCCATGCTTCAGGGGCTCGACCAACAGATGCCAAATATCCTGAATGCCGGACTTTTGGCAATCCAAAATCTGTGTGCAGGGCTGTTGGCAAATGCCCCGTCCATCATACAATCCGGTATCAACATTATCATGCAGCTCCTGAATGGCCTGATCGCAGCCGCACCGACGATACTGACAACCGGTATTCAGCTTGTCATCATGCTGGCACAGGGACTGATCGGAGCAATCCCGCAGTTGATTCAGGTAATCCCGCAGTTAGTCAGTGCGATTATTACAACGCTGATGAGTGTGAACTGGTTGAAACTTGGCCTGGATATCATTAAAGGCATAGGAAACGGCTTAGTACAAGGAATTAAAGGGCTGTTTAGTAAGGGTAAGGATGCCGGAAAAGAAGTCGGCGACGGTGTGGCGGCAGGTTTGGACGAAAGTACCAGCCAATTAACAGCGGCGGCGGACAATACCACGGCGGATGCGGCGGAAAGTCTGAAACCGGATACCACTCTATTGAGCGATTATGGAATGCAGATGCCGGCAGCGCTGGCTTCTGGGATAGACAGCAACTCGGCTATGGTAGAGATATCGTCTGCCAATCTGGGAACTACAGCCCTTGATTCCATGAATCAGGCCATGGCATCTTCCATGAACGGATCGCAGCCAGTCTTGACGGATCTGTCTACGATGTTTGACGGTACAATGACAGATATGAATCTGTCCGCAGCTACTCAGATGACCCAGATGGACACAACGGTCCAAGGCAGCTTTGCCGGGATGGTGACGGAAGCCGGAGAGTTCAGCAGTGATTTCAAAGACCAGATCGACGATACGGATCTGTACCAGTCTGGCGTGGACATTATGCGTGGACTGGACAATGGCCTCAACAGTATGCGTGGCACTGTAATCGGGACAGCCCAAGGAATCGCAACGGATGTGAAGACGGCAGTCAACAGCTCCCTGGATATCCACAGCCCATCACGGGTTATGGAGGAGAGCGGAGAAAACACTGGGCTTGGCTTAATCAAGGGCATGACAAACCTGACCGGAAAAATCGCAAAGACGGCTCAGGGGATTGCTGGGAGAGTGGCCGGGACGATGGATCCAATGCGGAGCCGGTACAGCCCTGAAAGCTCGACGGTTACGAATAGCCGGAATTCTAACCAGACAAACAATTACAGCCCAGTATTTAACCTTACCCTCAACGGGGCCAGCGCTAGCGACAGCAATGAACGCAAGATAAAGCGCTGGGTGAAGGATGCCATGAAGGAAGCAATGGACGGAATGGGCCGGACCAATCCACCGCTGCAGGAGGTGTAAGATGGCGCTGATTAATGATATTTATATTTTTGTAGAATCTGAGGATGTATCCAGAGAGATTACTGCGAGCACCCATCCGGTAGAAGAGGGGATTGAGCTGACGGATCATATCCGCCGTTCCCCTCTGTTCCTGAGCCTGTCCGGTGAAATTGTGGGAAGCAGCTACGAAGATGATGTTGCTGAAATAGAAAACATGCAGAAGAGTGGCGAGCTGGTGGAGTATGTTGGAGTCAATCTGGTTTCTGATGTCGTAATTTCAAAATTTTCTACCAGCCATATAGGTGATATTCGCAGTGGCTGCCGCTTCACTATGGAGCTGAAGGAGATCCGGATTGCTAAAAGTCCATACATGGAAGGAAGTGGAAATAATGGAACCCAACAGGTAGAGGAAGCACCGGTACCGGCTGCCGAAACGCCGCCGACCAGGACTCATACGGTAAAGTCCGGGGATACATTATCTAAGATTGCAAAGTCATATTATGGGAATGCAAACCAGTTTCCGAAAGTATTTGATGCAAACCGTGACAAGCTATCAGATCCAAACAAGATTAAAGCCGGCCAGATTTTAGTGATACCATAAAGGGGGAGGGAATAATGAGAGATCGGATTATTGTGAAAAAAGAACTGATTCCCTATGGGTTCAACATTGCACTAGGGAAAGATAAATTTAATATGAGGTTCGCCTACAACAAGCGGGCGGACCTCTTTACTGTGTCCTTGTACCGGGACGGAAAACTGCTGTGTCATGCGGAGCCGATTGTTTATGGAGTGCCGCTGTTTCGGGATATCTACGAAAGCGGAGTGTTTCCAATGCCGGATATCGTCCCATTGGACGAATCGGGACAGGAACAGGCCGTGACATGGGAGAATTTTGGAGAGACTGTTTTTTTGACAATCGACAATGGGAAGTGAGTACATGAGAAATAGTTTTACAGTCGAAGGGGTTGGTTTTGGACGAAGTTCCAGAATCATAGAATCAATCCGGAGTTTGGAAGGGAAAATATCCTTGGACACGGAAGAAGCGGACCAGAATGGTCTATATGGGCATACCGTAATTATTCAAGCCGGAGATGTGACAATCAGTAGTGAAGAGCTGGACTGTGAGTTTGACATTCCATTTGATGATGATACAGAAGCAGATGAGGCCGAAATCATCATCTATAATCTCTCAGATACAACCATACAGAATATCAAGACAGGTGAGAAGATTACGGTTACAGCTGGATACGGAAGCGATACGGGGATTATTTTCAGTGGGTATATTTCGAAGCCCAAAACATATTATTCCGGCGTAGACCGGATAACGGAGATCTATGCAGTCGACAGCAATGACAGAAAAGAAAAAGAAATAAAAAGCATCTCTTACGCTGCGGGGACGCCGGCAAGCCGGATCCTTCAGGAACTGGTGGGAATGATGGGACTGCCAGTAGCAGTATTTACGCTGAAACGGGATTATATATACAAAGATAAAGCGACGGTTGACGGCGGATTAATGGAAAATATACGTAAGTATGCAAAGGTCTGCGGTGTATCAGCTTATATCTGTAAGGGACAGATCTATGTAAGGCCGATTATTGACGGAGACGGCTTGGATTTTGCATTATCGGCAGATACCGGTTTACTGGAACTGTCAGAGTTTGAGGAAGAAAACACCATGGAAGATTTTGTCGATGCGGTTCATGGCTATGAAATAACCATGCTTCTGCAGCACAGAGTTACAACGGCAAGCCTGATAAAAGTTAACTCTAAAAATGTATCAGGATCTTACCGTGTCAGGGAAGGAAGCCACACCTATGATGGAACGAACTTTCTGACAAAAGTAAAAGCCGTTGAATGCCCGCCGGCGCCACCGGCTTCCGAAACAGAGCAGAAGACAGAAGGCCTGCCGGATCTGTCCGGATACAGTGGCGTCTCCATTGTGGACGGGCTGAAATCGGTTTGGGCAGACAGCTCTTACGCATACCGGAAGACACTGGCTGAAAAGTTAGGGATCGCTGGATACAGTGGAACGGCTGCACAGAATCTGGAAATGCTGAGAAAACTTGGAGCAAAGGTGGGATAAGGAACGGAAAAAGGTTGATGTAATTATCACTTGACTTGTTGCATGCAACATGATATAGTTGTTACATGCAACAAGGAGGTGAATAAAATAGCAGATAAAATACGGCTTGTGGAAGTTCCTCAAATAGTTAAAGACAGGTCAGATTATTTTAGAGAAAGGAGGAAAAATAAAAAAGCGTTTCATGTTGAAGTTGAGAAGGAAAAAATGGAGGCTTTTGAGAAAGTATTAGCTAAACAGCAAAAAACCAAAAAGCAATGGCTTGATCAAAAAATTGACGAGGAACTAGAAGAAAAGTAGCAGTTGACAAGTTTGGCGACCAGCAACTACTACTTTGACACCAGAGGTTTCCCATCTGATAGGGACAGTATATCATCTTGGGAAACTTCTTTCAAGAACTAAAATTTTGAAAGGAGTTTTATATTATGCGGAATTTTCAATTAGTAGAAATTGAAGGTAAGAGGGTGTTGACAACATCGCAGCTCGCACAAAGCTATGGCACAACAAGACAGGTTATTTCCAACAATTATACGAGAAACAGGGAACGGTATATAGTAGGAAAACACTTTATTCCTCTTGAAGGACAACCTTTAAAAGAGTTTAAAGCTAGTCATCAAATTGATGACAACCTTAAATTTGCCCATGTAATCTATCTCTGGACTGAAAAAGGTGCCCTGTTCCATGCAAAATCTCTGAACACGGATCAGGCGTGGGAAGTGTACGATTACCTAGTGGACTTCTATTTCCGGGCGAAAGATGATCAGAAGAAGGAAGAGGTTGTTCCTGTGATGATGAGCACGAAGCCGATACCAGATGAATTGCCTGAAATGAAGGTGGCAACAAAAGAGAGCCATGATGTTATTAGTATTTTCAAAATTTTAATGCAGGTTGCAGAAATGAACGGTTTACAAATAAATACAAAGGAATTATCAGTATACAAAAGTTATTTGCACGGAAAAAGAATTGCAATAAGAAATGGGTTATCATTAGAGGAAGTGAATTATGAAATCGCTTTTGAACTATTTCACGCAACAGTGAATTGTGATAAAGGTGATATGTTGAATACCCCTTTGGCAAAGTATTATAATTCACAGGCAGAAAAAGCGGCGACTCTGATAATTAGCTTACTGAATGTACAAACCGCATATCATTAATAATAGGAACGCCCTTCAAATGAGGGGCGTTATTTTTATACAAAATCGCAGGGAAAGAGGTGATTAGATGAAAGGAACCGTATTTAATGAAATGATAGAACAAGCACTTCTTCAGCTCCATACTGGATTTTGCGGGAAGGTAATCAGCATCAGTGGGAATCTTGCAACGGTCCAGCCCCTTAACATGGTTCGGGCCATAGGAGGGCAGCCACAGAAGCAGGCAGTGATCCCGAATTGCCCGGTGTTGGACAGTGCCGTAAAGTTCACCAGTCTTTCTCCGGCTGCAGTCCGCCGGGTGCAGGCTGGCGATACCGTGTACTGCGTCTGTGCGGAGCGTGATATCACTGAGACGCGAACAGGAGCATTTGCGACACCGGTATCAGGGCATCACACGCTGGCCGGAGCCGTGATTGTAGGAATTTTGTAGGAGGTGATCGCATGAAAGGATTTGCGTTGGACGAAAAAGGAGACGTTATCATTGAAAATAATGACGTGAAACTGACATACGATACAGAACTGCTGATCCAGAAGATCCGTCAGGTTCTTGGCACTAATCGTGGGGAGTGGTGGATGGATCCCAAGGAAGGGATTCCTGTACAAAAGATTTTAAAGAAGAATCCGAATCCGGCCATGGTTCGGGACTACGTGCGTAATGCTATTGCCCAGGTGGATAAGACCCTACAGATGACGCATTGCGATATCGCAACAGAGGGAAGAACGATGGAGATTACATTTTCCGTAGCTGGGGCTGACGGTATGGTGGAAGTGAAGATGGAGGTATGACGATGGTATTAACAGAAAAAGGTTTTAAGCGGCCAACTTATGAGGATCTGCTGGCTGCGCAGACCGCACGGGCCAAGGAACTGTTCGGTGAGGATATTGACACCAGCGGACAGTCTGCCCTAGGAAAATTCATCCGGATCAATGTGACGGATCTGGCGGATTGCTATGAACTGCTGGAAGATATCTACTATGCCAGGTTCCCAAGCAGTGCCAGGGGGCAGAACCTGGACCGGCTTTGCGCGTTTGCGGGAGTGGTACGTGATCCTGCAACGGAAGCAATGCTTAACGTGCGTTTTATTGGAAATGCTGGAGCTGTGATTCCGGCTGCATTCTGTGTGTCAGGAGGCGGGCAGACCTTTTATGTGGATCAGGATTATACGGTGGGGGTGGACGGAACCGTGGAGTGCAATGCACGCTGTTCAGAATCCGGAACTGCCGGAAATCTGAAACTAGGGACGGAATTATCTATCGTGAATCCAGATGCGGATCTTGAACGGGTGGAGTTGCTTGGCATAACGGCCTATGGGCAGGAGCGGGAGAATGACACCTCTCTACGAATCCGGTTTGGCGAATCCATCGCTGGATCAGGAAGCGCAACCATTGACGCTATCCGTGGAGCAATATCTCGTGTGGCACTGGTGGATGGCGTTGCTATTACGGAAAATGATACGGAGCAGATGGTTGATGGAAGGCCGCCCCACAGTTTTGAGTGCTACGTACTGGCGCCGGAAAGCCAGGACCAACTGATCGGAGATGCAATCTTTTCCAAGAAACCATTGGGAATCAAGAGCGTTGGAGAGGTTGAAGTACAGGTGTTAGATGAAGGAAATAAACCTCATGTAGTACGTTTTTCCAGAACGGTGAAACGGATGGTTTACATCCGAGCAAAGATTTTGACGAACCAATTTTTTGAAAGCAATGGGATCGGTCAGATTAAAGACAGTCTGCTGGAATATATAAATAATCTTGCAAACGGGGGCTCGGTGTATCTGTCCAGTCTATACGGATACATCCATGAGATTCATGGTGTAGTGAACGTCCAGGAACTTTTAGTCTCAAACAATGGAACGAATTTTTCTTCCAGCAATATCCTGATAGAAGATTACGAAGTGGCAAGAAGCGCAGCGGAAAATATCGAAATAGAGGTGGTTGAATGAAACCGGTAGAACGTTTACCGGATTGTTACCGGAAGGATACGGACAGTAATAACTACAAGATATTGGAACTGGGAAAGGTAGAGGCGGATGAACTGAGGTCAGATATTCAAGCAGTACTGAGTGCGTTGGACTTAAATCAGGCAACCGGAAAAACTTTGGATCTGTATGGGGATATGTTGGGACAGCGCCGCGGGCTCCTGAATGATGAGCAGTACCGGTACATGCTGTTTGCGAGGATTGGACGTAATGTGGTGCAAGGAGATTATAATTCCATCCTGAATACGCTTGTCCTCATGTTTAACAGCCAGAAAGGCGACATTTCTCTTGATGACCTGGATATTGCGGAAGAGGAACGTCCATGTGTAGTGAAACTTACCAAGTTCCCAATTTTTGTGCTGGTGAATGCAGGGTTCTCGAGTCGGCAGGCAGTGACAATGATTGAGTCCCTCCTGCCAATATGTGTAACGTTGGCGGCCGATAACTTTGAAGGAACATTTGAATTTGCGGAACTGGATGGGGAATATGATGCAGACGCGGGATTCGCAGATGTGGCTCAGACCATCGGCGGATATTTGGGGCTACTGCTTGGAGAAGATGATAGCATCCCAGTCTTGCCAATATAGAGAGGAGAATGATACATGGATTTTGAAAAAAAGGTCCCGGATTGGGAAAACATCGGCGTTGAGCCGCCGGAAGATCTGAAAAAGGAAGGATTCAAGGCTGGTTATAAACCCCCTGCGTCTTATTTTAACTGGTTCTTCAACCGGATCGGTGAATCTGTAAAGGAAATTCAGGTGCGTTTGAAAGCACTTGCCTTCAAGGATAAGGCGGGAAATGATGACATAACGGATGTTGCAGCAAGTAAAGTTACACAGGATAGCACTCATCGGATGATAACAGATACAGAACGTACAAATTGGAACGATGCTAATGGAAAGAAGCATACACACAGTAATAAGGCCATTTTGGACAAGGTAACACAAGCATTACTGGATAATTGGAGTGCGGCCTATACGCATGTAAGCGATACAGTTAAGCATATCACAGCGACGGAGAGAACGAACTGGAATGATGCAAACAGTAAGAAACATACCCACGGCAACAAAGGGATTCTGGATGGAATCACTCAAGTACTTCTGGATAATTGGAATGCAGCATTTAGCCATGTGAGTAATAAAAGTAATCCACATGGTATCACAAAATCCCAGGTAGGGCTTGGGAGCGTGCCAAACGTGTCAACAAATGACCAGACGCCGACCTATACGACAGCCGAGAGCCTGGAAAATATAACCAGTGGAGAAAAGCTAAGCCTGTCACTCGGAAAGATCAGGAAGGCAATCGCAGACTTTATTTCCCATAAGGCGGATGCCGTGATCCATGTCACTGCGTCAGAGCGGACAAAGTGGAATGCAGTAGATAGTAAGGTGGATAAGGTATCAGGGAAGCAGTTATCTACCAATGATTATACCACAGCTGATAAAAATAAATTAGCCGGGATCACGGCCGGTGCGGAAGTAAATGTACAGTCGGACTGGAATGTAACAGATACCGGCTCAGATGCCTACATAAAAAATAAGCCGTCCACGTACCCACCTTCCGGACATGCCCATGATGACCGATATTACACGGAAACCGAGATGGACACGAAACTTGGAACAAAAGTGACATCCTCTGGTGGAGATGGATCCAATGTGATAACCAAATTCAGTCAGGAATCAACGCTGAGCAACCTTACCAGTGGCGAAAAATTAAGTGTGTCTTTGGGAAAGGTAATGAAGGCAATTGCGGATCTGATTTCCCACATTGCTAATAAGTCCAACCCCCACGGGATTACAAAATCGCAGGTAGGACTGGGAAGTGTGGACAATACGAGCGATGCTAACAAACCTGTTTCTACAGCACAACAGACGGCGTTGGATATGAAGGTGACTGCCTCTGGTGGCGACATTGCGGACACGAAGATATCCGCGTTCACGGCATCCACGGCCAGTTATCCGGTACCGGCAGCAAACGATACAGTGCGGGTTGGTTTTGGCAAGATTAAGAAGTTCTTCGAAGATATCCGGAATGCTACGACCGGAGCCTGCTTTATTGGGCAGATTGTCAATAACTGTGTTACTAATAATGCTAGCCTACCGCTATCGGCGGCCCAAGGCAAGGTGCTCATGGACCTTTATACTCAATTAAATAGTAAT